GCTGCCACGGGCGAGACAGCCCAAACGACCGCCTGTTGAGTGGGAGACGATCCTAGAGCCCGTGCGTGAAGCACAAGGGAATGAGTTTCGCATCGTGCTCGCAGAGGATGAGGCTCGGGCCGAACGCATCCGACGGGACGTGAAAGCTCGACTACGCAAGCTCTGTCCGTCCGAAAAGTGGACCATTCGCCACTACGACACAGGACACGACGGAACGTGGGAAGTTCGCGCCCGCTACGACGGCGAGTACACCGAACAAGAGCTGGAACGCTTCCAGGCGGCCGGCAGAAGGCTCGCCGCAGCCTCTAGAACGTCACGGAGTGACTAGAAGAGGCGAACTGCACGATCAGTCCAATGGTCAACAGGCACAAGCCCAGGTAGACCAGGAACGCCGGAACGTGTGGTCTGACCAGGATCGCAGCAACGCCGAAAAGCACAGCGGCGATAAGCAGCAGGACGAAGGCGAAGGCGTTCACCAGTAGTACCAGCGACCCCCGCCGCGACGCACGGGGCCGGCGAAGCCGACCAGCCAGGCGATCAAGAGCACCACGGCCACGATCCACAGGAAGTGCGCCGTTATCCCCACCCCGAACAGGATGAGGACGAGGAGCAGCGCCAGGAGGAGCGGCAGCACTAGCCCTCGATCTCCCCGGCGTCGCCCTGGTCGGGAACCTCGCTAGGGCTCGTCCCGAGTCCTGGGTCCGTGCCCTCGTCGAGCGAGCTGTCGCCCGATTCGGGCTGCTGAGTGTTGGAGGTCCCGAGTCCCGCCAGGTCCGAGATGTCGGGGCTCACAGCGGGGCCTCGGCGCCGTAGGAAGGCGGTTCTCCGGTCCCCACGTCCTGCGGGGGCACATCAGCCTGACCTGTGACCTCGCCGGGCTGCTCAGCGGTCGGAGGAGGCGACACGGCGGCTTCGGCCATGGCCTCCTGACGGGTCTGGCCCTCCACGTCCCCCTGGGGGTGCGGCGGGACTGGAACGACCTGCTCGGTGTTGGGGGCGGCCAGGTCGGCCGACGTCTTGTCCGGCGGCACGCTCACGGTCTCGATCCGACCTTGGACGGGGGGAACGGTGTTGCCCACCGGGACCGGCTTCGTGCCCTGGGTCGGCTTCAGGTTCTGGTCCAGCTGGCCGGCGTAGCCAGTGGTCATGGGATCGTGCGGCGGGAGGTTGGAGGGATCGGATCCGCCCCAGCCGGTGACCGGGGTGGCCCGGTTGACCTCGGTGTAGTCCTCGACCGGCTCGTCGGGGTTCTCAGGTTCAGTGACCTGCTCCGGAGGATCGGAGTCGCGGTAGTCGGAGTTTTCGAGCGTGTCTGTCACAGCAGCCGCCTTTCCCTGGTTCTCACAGGTGGATGCCCTTACGGGTCGTCAGCCACTCCTGGATGGTTTCCTCGTCCGGAATCGTGATCGTTAAACGCCCGGTGGGGTCGATTGCGTGCGGATCGTGGCTCAGTCCGGTCTGGTCCAGAAGGTCAACGGCCAGGTCCAGTGCCTGGATGAGCTCGAGCACGACCGCCGGCCCGAAGGTCTCGGCGTAGGCGGCTCGGGACTGGACGGTGCCGCCCTTCAGGTTGGGCTCCGCGATCTGTCGGAGCTGGCGCAGGTCGATCACCCAAACACCCTACAGGATGGGTGTTTCACCAGATGGGACGCTACTTTCAGCCCCTTGTCGGGCGGTATCGTGGGCGTCGGCGCAGGAACGCCCGCACCTTCAGGTTGTCCAAGCCGTACTTTCTGGCTGCAGTACAGATCGGACAGTCGATCTTCATGGCGTCCCGCTCTCCGAACGACGCGAGATGGTCGAGCACGGCGTTCAGTTCGGAGAAGTCGTCCGGCGTCCCCTTACGCTCGTCGTTCAGGCGTTCTGTGATGGCTTGCGCTTGGGCATCGGCTACAGCGAAGCCCTCCCCCTGCAAAAAGGCGGTCACCTGCTCCTTGCGGATGGTCACGACTCACCCCCAACTTCCTCGTCCACCCAAAACGTGGCCTGTTGCCGTGCCACGCCGGGCGGTCGCTCACGGAAGGGCGTGTGCTCGACGTAATGCCGCACGTCCAGAGCCAACTCTTGCGACTCAAACGGGCCGATCACTTTCGCACCACCTCGGGCGAGCGCATCGGTGCAGACCCACCATTTACCGGCCATCAGGCGTCACCCCCGATCTTCGGTGGCCCACGACCATGAGCCGGGCTCGTCACCGTGGGCCACATCCCGCACGTCGCACTGCTCGGCTGTCCAGCCAGCGCCGAATGGCGGGAACAGGTGCAGGTGGACCGTCCCGGCCTTGGGCTGCGGCACGTTTGTCGTCGGGTGCCACTCGCCGTCGTTGTCCCGGTAGCCGGGCGACCACTCCTCGGGCGTCATGGTGACGATGGCAGCCACCACGTCGTACTCCTGGCGGTAGTGAACGATCCGACCGATGGTGGGCCGTTGTACCTCCTCACTCATATGCACTTCCTCCTGCGGTTTCCCGCGCTCAATCGTCACTTTTTTGGGCATCGCTGTTACCTCCCGGCGCTGTTCATGACGGTCATACGGAGCGCCGCCGAGATGCGGCTGGCCTCATGAATGTGTGTGAAGCAGGGCGTCGGAATCTCGCCAAGCTCGCCCGCCTCGTCGCACAGGATCAGCGCCGCCCGCTCGACCCACTTGGCGTAGGCCGGGTTCTCCTGCACGATGGTCGGCGTGGGCGGCTGGCCGTTTCTTTCGGCCACCAGCTTGACCAACCTTCCGTCAGGACTCGTTGTCATGTTGAAACTCACTTTCACCCCCCCAGTCGCCCGGGTCATCCATCTGGCGGGCGTGCATTTCGGCCCGCCACCGCTCGCCCGCCCGCACGTACTCGTCAGGGTCGTCAGTCGGGAACCACCCGTGAAGCGGCCCAGGCTTGTCGGCTACGGCAGCGGACAGGCCCTTGACACACAGCCACAGCAAGACGAACGGCGCATAGATCGGCCAGAAGATGCTGAAGAAGCACCCGAACACAAAGACCGCTGGGTCGGGGTCGGGGCCATCGAGAACCGTCATGGTCACGGGGATGGCGACCGCGACGATTGCGTAGATGAGGATAAGGGTCAGCGTCATTCAGTTACCCCCGCGCCGCAGCCGCCCGAGCCACGGCCTCCAACTTCTCGATCCGCTCGATGCCGCTTGCGGCTTCTATGGGGTCAGCGTTCATGTTGCAACTCCTCGGGGAAACCCTGGCGTGCGCTTACCTCGTTGAACTTCGAGACGATGGCGTGGGGCAAGTCGATGCCGTAGTGCCAGGCGAGCAGGTCGAGGTACAGAAACACGTCAGCCAACTCCTTTGCCAGCATCGAACCCAGCGCAGGGAACGGCGGGTCGTCGGGGCCTGGGTCCATCCCACACTCGATCCGTCGCATCTTCTTGACGATGTTGAGTGCCTCGCCGCACTCGCCGCCGAGAGCCGTCGCCCAATCAGCTCCCGTCCAGGCGGTGGAGTCCTCGTGCCAACGGCGGCAGCGGGCCGTGTTGGCGGCGTGAACCGCCTGAAACGTCAGTGGGCTTGCGGCTTCTATGGGGTTGTCAGGGGTCACTTCTCGTAGTCCTCCGCTTCCATGCGCTCGATGGTGTCTGTGGGGGTTGGGGCTATGAACTCAGCGACGAAAGCCAGCGCCTCGTCCTCCCACTCTCTTGGGATGTAGAGGTCCTCGCCCTCCTTGGTGACCGCCTCCTCCCAGGCGTCGAGGAACGCGTCCAGCTCGGCCACTGGATCGGCGTAGGCGGCGTTGGCGGCGTAGGCGGCGGCGGCGGCGTTGGCGGCGGTGGCTGCGGAGGCTGCGAGAGCTGCGGAGGCTGCGTGGGCTACGAGGGCTGCGGAGGCTGCGGGGGCTGCGGGGGCTGCGTGGGCTACGGAGGCAGCGAGGGCTGCGTGGGCTGCGAGGGCTGCGTGGGCGGCGTTGGCGGCGGCGTAGGCGGTGGCGTTGGCGGCGTTGGCGGCGGCGTAGGCGGTGGCGTTGGCGGCGTTGGCGTAGGTGGCGTCCCACACCCCCGTTTCCAGCCAGTTCTCCGCTGCCTCGATGGCCTTCTCGCAGACCTCGCGGTCCTGTTCGCGCACCAGGTGCAGCACCCGGCGAGCCGCCCATACCGCCAGACGTACATTCACCCGCAGATCGCTGTCGGTGCGTCGTGCTCTGAGCAGGCGGGGGATGAGCGCGTTGAGCCGTTGGCGCTCGCTGTCATCGAGCCGGTCGTTCACCTGCTGGGCGCAGCGAGCCACGACCTCGTTTGTGCAGGCGGGCAGATCGCTGAACACGGCCTTCACGTCCTCACCGGCATGGAGCGCCCAGAGGATCGCCACACGTTCCATAACGCAGGCACCCTTGGACGGGTCATCATGCGCCCCCTTGTGCAGCGGGGCTCGGAGCATTTCAGTGAAGTCGGTCACTTCTCTCCTTCGCTTCTTCTCTCTTGGGGGGCCAGCGCCGCTTTCACGCGGTCCCAGTCCGCCTTCGTGAACTTGTGACACTCGGTGCGGCCAGTGAGACGGTCGAACTCCGCGATGAGGGCGGTAAGCAGGTCGGCGCAGAACGCAGCCCACGCAGCCCACGCAGCCCTCGCAGCCCACGCAGCCCTCGCAGCCCACGCAGCCTCCGCTGCCTCCGTAGCCCACGCAGCCCCCGCAGCCCTCGTAGCCCACGCAGCCTCCGCAGCCCCCGCAGCCCCCGCAGCCTCCGCAGCCCTCGTAGCCCACGCAGCCTCCGCAGCTCTCGCAGCCTCCGCAGCTCTCGCACGCCCGGCGCTCGGGTCTTCCAGGCACGCCGCAGCAGCCAGCAGGGCGGCCCCCACTCGCTCGTCGGTTCCCTCGGGCAGCCGCTCGGCGCTGTAGCGGCACACGAAGGCAGCCAATCGCCTTGTCACTTCCTCACTCACGTCGTCGGTGTCCACCTGGCAGGCGAGCGTTCGGGCAAGCAGCCGACGCTTCTTCGGGTCTGGCTCGGTGTCGTTGGCGTTAATGGCGACCGACCGGATGATGGGATGCACCCGGTCGGGGTTGTCGGTCTTCTCCTGGCCGAGCAAGAGCGCCAGGCACTCCTCGACGCACACGCCGCAGGAGTCTTCGTGCGAGCCGGTGTCGAGTTTCAGCCAGGCGGGGATCTTCGTTGTCGTGGTCACTTCTCTCCTTCGCTTCTTCTCTCTTGGGGGGCCAGGGAGCGCCAGGAGTCATGGGCCAGAAACAGGGCGATCAGCTCAACCCCTTTGTTCCAGCCACGGGTGTGCGCCACCCGCACCCGGTTCGTCGCTTCGCACACCGCTTCGGCCGCTTCCAGGCGCTCACGCAGGGCTGCGATCTCAGCGTTACGGTTGTCGAGCGTTGCGAGGAGGAGTTCCTCTGTCTTTGTATGGACCACCGCCCGAAAGCGGGCCAGTTCTTCCTGAGAGAGCGGTTCAGTCACGACGATCGCTCCACCACCAGGCCCCCAGGACGAGAGCGATGAGGAAGTAGGCGAAGATGGTCATTCGTAGATCCAAGTATGCGGGTCGAAGTCCGGGTAGTAGATAGCTGGCCCGTACAAGTCATGGAGCCGATCGAACCTGTTATCGGAAGTGGACAAGTCCGAGTTCGGTTGCTCGTCGGGGGTGGTCCTCGATCCAGCAGTTCCCGACCGCGCAGATGGTGATGAGGTTTTCATCGGTGTACTCGCCTCCCTGCGATGCTTTGAGTAGGTGGTGAACGGTGAGCCCGCCGAAGCATGGCAGGTCCGGTACTTCGTGATGCGGGAATCTGCACCTATGTCCGTCGCGAGCCCACACGCGTTCACGAATCTCGCGTCGAGAGGCGAGTTCGCCCTGGCGTCGATCCGACATCGCCTTGAGCGTCTTTCGCCGTTTCGCCTTCAAGTCCCGCTGTAGCGGTGTCAGGTCACGCCCCATGATGGATCTTTCGCGTGTGCATCACCATCCACTCCCACAGGCCCTTTCGTCCTCTCGGGCAGTTGCGTTCCAAGTGAGGGCCGGCGCACAGACCACAGATCCGGTAAGCCACGGGCATCGGCGTTGGTCGTGGCCACGCACCCCGCAGTAGAGACATCGGGTCACAGGTTCCACTTGAGCGCCGATGCCGACAGCGATTCCGAGAGCGCGTCGAGCAGATCGACCTGGCCCTGGTGGTAGCACCACTGGGCCGACCACCGCTCGAAGCACGAGGCGGCTGCCTTCTGCTCACCGAGCATCTTGTCGAAGGTCCGGAGCAACTCGAGGACGAGATCGGATTCCTCCTCAGGCAGATCGCTCATCGGATCCCTCCTGGTGGTAGAGCTTGCGCTTCAGCTCCCGCACCTTTTCGAGCGCCTCTTCCTTCGGAAGCACGCGCTCGGTGGTGCCGGGGAAGTCGATGATGGTCGCGGCTCCGGTCTTGAGCGGCCAGTAGCGGTCGGTCGGGTCGTTGCGGTCCATGTCGTCCACCTCCTCGCACCCTCCGTCTGTATGGACAAGTGTAGGTACAGTGGAGTAGGGTGTCAAGCACTGGGTGGCCGCTTGATGAGGCCGTGGAGAGCATTCCAGTCAGGGATGAACCGGGTGGCGTCCTCAGATTTGGCGTTAGCCGCCGCGTCCTCAAACGTCCTCCTAACGTCCTCACCGCCGGCTCCCGGTGGGTTTTCGTCGCTCATCCGGTGGGTTTCGGGTACCGAGCCGGTGACTTTGGCGTAAAACCCACCGGCTCCCGGTGGGTTTGGCAGGCAGGCTGTGTAGGCAGGGGAAACGCTCCGTCCACCGCGCACTCGACCCGACCGTTTGAGCCACCCGGCGTCGATCAGCTTGTGGATGTGCTCACGCACGGTGGACTCGGCCAGTCCGGACTCCCGAGCCAGTAGAGCGATGCCGGGATAGCAGCTTCCGCCACGCTCGTTCATGTGGAGCGAGAGCGTGAACGCGACAAGTCGCGTGATCGGGGGAAGACCGCTGTCGCAGATGGCACCGCGCCAGGAGAACAGCGGTGAGAGTTTCGTGGACATCTCACCTCCAAACTGGTTGGCAAGAGGCTAGACGCGAAGAGGCCCGGTCACAAGGACCGGACCCCGACGCACCAGTTCGGAAGAAGGCTCCACACGCGGTCTCCCGCTATGACCCTACCCCATCCCTGTGACGGTGGTAGATGTCGAGGGCAGATCTGATCCCGCTCACGGTCCTCCACCACAGCCAGATGCCGTAGAGGGCGAAGGCCACGTCCTGGATGGTGAAGGCCGGGTCCTTGTGCCAGATCACTTCTCGTAGCTCCTGGTCACAGGGTCGTAGCCCCGGTCCTTGGCCCACTCCGAGAAGCTCACGGTGCTCCACTCCTCGTACATGTCGGTGTCGAGGTGCTTGCCGATCTGCGCCGGCTTGGTCAGCGGGTCTTTCTCACCCACACCTGGGCTCCGGTCTCCATGACTTCGAGGCGGTCCAAGAAGGTGGCGCAGAAGGCGTCGATCCCCACCTTCGGCGCGTCGAGCAGGATCCCCGAGTGCGCCTGCCAGGTGTAGTCGTCGAAGGCCAGGATCCCCCCGACCTTCAGATGCCGCCACGACCGCACGGCATCGGTCAGGACCTCGGGAGCCCGGTGGTCGGCATCCACGTAGATGAAGTCGAACAGCCCGAACTCCAGGTAGTCGAAGAAGGTCTCCGTGGTGCCCACGAACTTTCGGATACGTCTTGCGTAGTCCCAGGTCACCTGGTCGTAGTAGGTCTCGACGCCGGCCCAGTCGAGCTCGTCGTGCTCGGTCTCGTCGGATCCCTCCCAGGTGTCCACATCGGTCAGTTGGGCTTTCGGGAGATGTTCCATCAGCCACAGAGAGGCGTCCCCGAGGTAGACCCCGAGCTGAAGGCAGTGGAGATCCCGGTCCGCCAGAGGGAGCAGGTGGCGCTCGAAGTAGGGGCGGGCCTGGGAGAACCAATCGGGGCCGGGCCTATCCACCGACCAGCTCCTGCCACGGGTTCCAATCGAGCTCCGTGCAGAACCCCCAGTGCTCGAGGGCGTGGACGACCTCGCAGTTGCGACAGACGTGCCCGAAGCACTCCCGGCACCGCCGCAGGGCCACCGGGGTGGAGCCGCACTCCCGGCAGGCCCACCCCGCCTGGTAGTCGAAGGGGGTTGTGATCCTGCGAACGTGAAGCGACTGTTGGAAGTCCTGCCACCACTGCTCGCGCTGGAAGTGCCAGCCCCGGATGAGGCCCCTCATTTCGCTTCTCCGCTCAGACGGTCCCGCAGTCCATCGAAGGGGGCTTCTGGGGGGCTCTTCTGGCCCGATAGCGCATCAGCCCGGTCCTCGAATCTCCGCAGCAGTGCCTCGGCTGCCTCCTGGTCCCGCTCGAGGAGGTTCTTGAGGGGTGAAAGACCTTGCTCCCGCCAGGCCCGCTTCAGCTCTTCCTGGGACTCCTTCGACAGCTCCGAGATCCGTGAGGACAGGTCCGCCCGGAGGTGCTGGGTGGCCAGGATGGGAAGCGGCTCTTCCTCGGCCTCCGACTCGAGGTCGGCCTTCGTCCACAGATCGAGCGCCACCCCGAAGCGCATGGCAGCGTTACGGATGGCGTCCCCGATCAGCTGCTTCTCGGCGTCGAACGAGCTGGCGGTCACGGACCCGTAGCCCAAGCGGGTCACGTCGTTCACGGTCAGCTCGATCCACAAACCGACGACCTGGCCCTGTCCGTTGCGGTCGAACAGCGGAAGTCCGCTGTCATCGTAGGCGAGCGGCTCCCAGTCCCACTCGGGATCGACGCTCAAGAGCCGGTCGGTGACCGCAGCGTGCCCCACGTAGTCGAGGTAGATCGTGCGGCCGTCCTTCGTCTTCCTCGGGAGCTTCCCGACAGCCGATGCCGGGAACGGCTTTCGCAGTTCGTCGTTCGGGTGCTTGTCCACAGTGGGCTCCTTTGCCTTGTACCCACAGGTGTTCTAACAGGAGGGTGTCGCGAAACGCAAGCACCCCCCGACCGAAGCCGAGGGGTGCGAGCTGGCAAAGGTGCGTGGTTGGAGCACGCAGTTCTCAGCGTACCGTGGGCCACTGCCGTCTGTCAGGAGCGCCCATCTGATCGAGCCGGCGGTGTGCGGCTCGAGCTGCCCGCCCGGCGAGGGCAGCTTCGCGTTCCACCTTCCCGAGCTTCTGATCCTGGGACCGCAGGTGTTTGGTCAGGTTGGACTCGGCCTTTCGGATGGTTCGCACCACCCACAGAGCAGCCGAGGCTCCGAGGGGAACTCCGGTGGCCACGATCACCTGCCACCATGACACTGCGAGATCAGAAGCCGCGAGCGGTGCCTGGCTCAAGGGTGCTGCCCTCCCCAAGCCACCGCACCGCGGCTTCCTCTCGGTACCCTGGCAGCCGAGGTACCCGACCAGCCTGGGGTTCGCTTTCGGTCCTGGGTAGGGCCGAAAGTCCTGGTAGGCCAATACCTACAAGCGAGGCACAACTTCTCGCTCGGAGCCTTGAGCCGGCCGCACGGGCAGTAGCTCACTAGGCATCGACCTTCTGCTTCTTCACCCGCGCGATGTAGTTGGCCGCCCAGTCGAGATCGGCTTCTCCCCGTAGGTCGTCGGGATGCAGATCGAAGAACGCTGCCAGCCGGATCAAGTGCCGTTCGGGGAGCTGTCTCCTCCCACGCGAGTAGCGCGACAGGCACGACGGCTCGATGCCCGTAGCTCCCCCGATCATGTAGAGCGGGAAGTCCGAGAGGGTCAAGACCACCTTCAGCCTGGTAGCCATCGTGCCTATCCTGCCTGAGCGAAGGGCGGCTGATAGGGATTTGCGCCGCTTCTCGGTGAGCTCGGCGGAACGATCACCGATGCAGGCGGAAGCGTTCCTCCGGACTGTCGGTACTGCAAGTAGCCCGTGTAGACATGGCTGCCGTCGTTCACCGGGGCCTGCATGAACACCCAGTAGCGAAGTGCGGCAGGCTGAACCATCCAGCTCTGGTACGGAACATAGGCGTACTTGAACAGCGCCCCCCAATCCGCAGAGTTGGGGTCGGCCGAGTACATCGCCCCTGTCCCAGATGTCGTCTGCACCAGATCCTTGGCCACCGTGTACTGATGTGCCTCGGTGCGCGCGATGGTCTGGTAGACGTTCACGTTGTAGGGGACCCACGGGACGTTCAGCGCCTGGTAGAGCTGCTGGCGGTATAGAGCGGGCTCGTTCTGCGCGAGATACCGGGTGTAGGAGGACAGCTGGAGGAAGTGATCGAGCACGCTCGACTCGGGGATGAAATTGAACACCCCGTTCGCCGCTAGCTGCAACGGACTCGGACGGTTTGCCTGCAAGGCTCCGGAGAACGAGTCGTAGGTGAAGGTCGAGTAGATGTTGTCGGGCTGGGCAGTCACCGGGTCGATGCCGAATCCCTGGAGCATGGTCTGAAACGCCGGGTTGAGCGCCGACATCGCTCCTGCCATGGTGAAGATGTCCACCACGTTCCTGAGCGGATCGAGCTGGCGCAGGTCGTCCACTTTCACGTTCCCTTGGGCGTCGGGTGTTCCCAAGGAGAACAGGTAGATAAGCTTCTGCGGGAACCCCGAGTCCCACTCCTCCCAGTACTGCTGGGTAGCGTTGGCCAAGACCATCGCTCTGTACGGGTGGTCGGCCGGGTACGTGCTGACGAACTTCAGGATATGCCTCGTCCAGCCGTAGAAGGGGATGACGTACTTGATCAAGGATCGCTCGGCCGGGGTCAAGCTGTTCATATCAGCGAAGACCTTGTTGGCGAAGGCGATGCCTTCCTCTCCCCCTCCCTTCGACAGATAGGCGAGCGCACGGAGCATGTTGGCGTTGAAGTTGGCCACCTCGAGTCCGGCCGACAGACCCCGCTTGGACATGGCCTCGTCCAGCCACTTTCCGATCTTGTGCCCCGAGGCGTAGGCGAATGCCTGCTGGAGTCCCTGGGTATCGGCTTCCGGTAGGGAGTGGGCGATCTGACCGGGGATGCCATGCTGACCAAGCCGCTCGGCTTTCTGGGTGAAGTGGTCGAGAAGCGGCTGGATGACCGTCCGTCTCACATGCCCCCGCGTCGCCCACTCCTGGAGGCTGGCGGTGTCTTGGACGGCCATGCCGAGAGCGGCCGAGACGTTGGGAACGATCTCCCAGATGTTCCCTCTGAGGAGAAGGAGCATCGACCCGCCCCCGGCGATGTGCATCTGGTAGCGGGGGGAGAAGTTGAGAAGGCTGTACTTGAAGATCCCCGTGGCTCGGGCGTATCCACGGATGAGCGGGTTGTTCGTCGGCTTCATGGCGTCGAAGTTGGCTCTGACCGCAGCCATGATGTCTCTCGGGACATAGACATCTGCGTTGAACGACACCCCAGTAGCTACCGCTTTGGCTGAGGAGAACAGCGAGCGGGGATCGACCTTCTCGAACTTCTCCTTCATCTCTCGGTCGAGCGACGCGTGCTTGGAGAGGAACGATCCCTCACGGATCTTCATCGACTGCATGGCAATCGACTTGGCGTCGTCGAATCCCATGCCATGTACCGACAGCACGCCGTTCTTCCCGAACCAGTACTCGGTGGCGAAGTCGTGCTCCAGTCTGCGCTCGGCATCGGCCATGAGCCCGATCACCGGGTCGTAGAGTCTCGACGGGACGACCTCGGCTCGGGTGAACCCCGGCTGGGGGGCGGAGATCCGTTCCAGGTTCGGGTGCTTCGACAGGATCGACTCCATGTTCTCCGGAGCCGTCGAGTAGGCGAAGCGGGGCCGGAAGCCTTCGTTTCGGATCGACACCAGCTCGTCGATGGCCGCATCCTTGATGCGTCTGAAGTTGTACGGCCCGATGATCTCGGAGAACTTCTTCCCCCGATAGGTGAGGTCCCCGATGTCGTCGTAGAGCGACGTCAGGGCTTCGGGGTCGATGTCCTCCCGGTGATGGGACAACCACAGAAGCGCCTGGTCCTTCACGATCTCGTTGAAGGCTTTCTGGTACTCAGCTGAAGGGTTCCGGTCGATGAGCGAGGTGAGGGTGGTCTTCGATCGGTCGAACTTCTTCAACTCCGATTCGACCTTCTTGAACCCGTCGAGCACAGGACGGATCGACCTCAGATACAATCCGATCTGGCGCAGCAAGGGGTTGGCATGGAAGGACTTGCGAGTGAGGTTCGACAGCAACCCCCCTTCGGTGCCGAGGATCTTGCGGGCTGTCTCCAGATCCCCGGTTTTGATGGCTTCGAGGAATCGGTTGAGCGATCCCGAAGGACCGAGCACCTTCTTGGCGAAGCGCAGATCTGCCGCCTGGGTGCGTTTGCCGATCTCCACCGCCTGACGCAGGGCGTCGAGGTTCTCGGTGTCGAGCCCTACGAACGGCCCCGCCGCCCCCGACAGGCGAGAAACGATCTGATCCACCATCGCCTGTCGGGCGGTCGATGGGTCAAGGGGGATGTCGGTGCCGTGCGTCGCATTGAAGTCGGCTAGGACGCCCTGGGCCTTGGACCTTCGTCCCTCGAAGAGCTTCGACGCTCGGACGACGGTGTTGTCGCGTCCTCGGGTAGCTCTTGTTTCGACACGACCGTCACGAGGGTCGATGACCTGGGCCACCTTCCCACCAGCGAGATCCGCGTTGAGGTTGTCGGTGTAGCGGGCCTGGAGGTCATCGAAAAGGGCGTTGATCTTCGGCCCGAGTTCCGGACCCGCTTGCGCCAGAACTTCATCTTTGGTGGCACCCTCGTTCCACAGCTTCTGGTAGAGGTCGTAGACCTCCGGTGAGGGTGGAGTACCCCGCTTTTCCGAGAGTCCATGCTTCCACCACAGATTCACCATGGAATCGGGGTTGCGCTTGTTGGCGATCTCGGCCCGGGCGTGGAGGAACTGGCCGATGACCGGGGCCAGCCGGCGGTTCTCGTCGGCGGTGATCGACCCGATCCGTCCCCCAGAACGACGGTTCAGGAAGTTGGCCAGCCGTTCCCCCCGGTTTCCGATCCACTGGTCCGAGTAGATGGAGTTGCCCGTCTCGAAATCGAATCCGGCCGGGGCTTCCAGAGCCAGATTTCCGCCGCCGCCGAGCACTGATTCCCGCAGGAGATGAGGCAGTCCCTTCTCCGAAGCGATGGCCAGTTGTCTCGCTCTCGACACCTGGGTCTTGGCCGATGCTCGGGCTGCTCTCGCTTCGGGCGAGTAGTCGGAGGGCTTGTAACGGCTCGCTTCCTCGGCAGCTGACCGCGCTGCTTCATCCAGCCCGACTCGGCCTAGCTTGCCGGCAACGGCCCCGAGGGCTTTGCCGATAGGCAGAACGTCGAGGACGGACGTCACCGGGTGCTGAAGGAGCTTCTCAGCACCCTTTGATCCGGTCAGATGGGGATCCGCCTTCAGCACCGTCTCGATGTCGGCCAGGCCGGGAACGACGTTCTGGAGCACGGCGTTGGGGTCGCGCCAGATGGTGGAGACCTGGGCTCCGATGTGCGAGGGATGCTCGATGTCCCCGAGTCCTGTCTTCACCAGGCCCATGAGCCCGGTGCCGATCGACTTCACGTCTCCGAGGACATTGGAGAAGAAGTTCCCCCCACCCTGGTCCGGTGGCGCGGTGATCGACTTCCCCGATGCGGCCGAGGCGATCATGTTCTCGAGCTCGGTCTGGGAATAGTCGTAGCCCTGGGACTGAAGATGCTGGCGGTCCAGCTGGTAGACCTGATTGAGCACCGGGTAGGGAACCTGGCTGCCGAACTGCCCGGCGATCGTGCTCCACTTCTTCGTGAAGTCCTGGGCCGAGGTCTTGGTAGCCATCAGAAGCTCGGGGTCTTGTTACCGCCACTGCTCTGGTCGATGATGGGGCCGAGGTTGAGCGGGATCTGACCCGTCGATGACGTGGAACCCGAGGACGGCGCGTTCTCTCCGAGCAGGTACTTGAGCACGCCCGAGAACTGCCCGATGCCCTGGCTCGGGTTCTGTCCCCCGTAGACGAACTGGTAGCGAAGCGCGTTCAGCAGATCCGACAGCATCGCCGCTTTGCCTACGTCCTGCACCGATCCCTGGATGAGCGCCGGCAAGGACTGGACATTCGCGTTGTACTGGCTCATGTACGGAGCGATGGCCGACTGGTAGGACGGGTTCAGGTTGCCGAACATCTGCGCCAGCGACGGGTTCTGCGTGGTGGTGGCCGACTTCGCATCCCCCTGGAGCGACGACATGAAGGGAGCGAGAAGCTGGTTGAGGGTCGTCTGGGAAACATCAGGCTGCGGAGCCGCGGGAGTGGTCGCCTTCGGCGTTTTCGGTTTCGTAGCCATCTCAGGCCCGCTCCTTTTTCCGGTACTTGTCCATTCGGCCCTCAGCCTGGAGTTGTCTCATCTTTAGGCGATTACATTCGCGACACCATCTCCAGCCTTTAGAGTTCGTCCAGGTGTTATCAGGCGTGTACTCATGGCCCCGGGGACAATGGGTCTTTCGACGATTGGAAGGCCCGAATCCGACCCCTCTCATAACGTTCTCAGTCCTCGTCACCACCTCCATATGTCCTGGATTGACACATCCTCTATTCCTGCAAAGGTGGTCTATTACTAATCCCTCAGGTATCTCCCCCACTAGCAGTTCATACAAAAAGCGATGCGCATATGACGAGTGCCCTCTTAGGAAGAAGGTCCCGTAACCTTCCCGAGCAAGATTCCCGCTCCACTGCCAACACCCGTCACCTACGGTGAACCATGAGCACAACCGCGAGAACTCCCTCTCGGTCAGATCAGTTACCGGCATTACTTCCTCCGCTGTTCACAGCCATGCCGAGCAACCCGAGCGGCGCTTGGTTCTGGAGGATCTGACCGATGATCCCCGCCTGCTGGCCGAGTACCCCCTGCTGAGCTCCGAGACCGGAGAACGCTCCCTGCAACTGGGCGTTCTGAAGGTTGTATCCGTACTGCTCCCCGAGTCCCTGGGTCTGGAGGGCGAGCGACTGCTGGGCCAGCGAGTTGGAACCGGGGAGTCCGGTCTGGAGGTTCTGCAAGGCGAAGTTTGCGTTCTGGAGCTGGTTCGACAACCCCGCCTGCTGAAGTGCTCGCTGGATGTCCTGCGCGGCATAGCCGGTTTCAGGGTTGGCCTGGAGCTCGTACTGCTGCTGGGCCGTCCGCGCCCCCACCGTGTTCGCCGCCCCGGCCGCTGCCGCCTGGCCCTGAATCTGCTGAAGACCCGGTGCGTAGTTCGCCGCCAGTTCTGCCAACTGCTGCTGGAGCCCGGCCTGCTCCAGAGCGAACTGCTGGGGGTACACGCCTTCCTGGGTGGCGAGATACTGCTGCTGACCGACCAACCCCTGCTGAGAGAGCTGCTGCTGGGCGAGCTGGTTCTGGTACTGCTGACCGAGATAGCCGGTCTGAAGGGCGGTCTCCTCGGGGATGATCCCGGCTTGCGCTTGGGCGAGGTTGACCGCCTGGTTCTCGAGCCCGACCGTAGGGGCGATCTGGGAGAACAGGAGGTTCGACAGGTCCTGGTACTGCTGGGCCGAGAGACCCGAGGTCTGCTGGGGGGCGGCTCCGAGTCCGCTGCCGGCTGCCACGTCAGCCCCCCCAGAGGTCCACGCCACCGAAGGCGAACGGCGGCATGTTGGTCATCCCATACGACATCTGGCCGGCGGCGTCATGCCAGCCGGTCGCCGCGATCATGTCCTGGAGCTTCTCCTCGTAGATCGCCTTGGCGTCCTTCCACCGGGGGTCAACGTTCTTGCGAAGGGCGGTGTACTCGCAGTAGAGGATGGGCAGCTCCCACCATCCCTCGGGAACGTCGAGGTTCTGCGAGGTCGTGGCGGGGATGGCGTTTCGATAGAAGTACATGTTCATGAGCCCCGACTGGCTCGGGATGGGGAACAGGATGACGTAGAGATTGGGCGGGCTGTTCCAGAGCGTCAGGTAGTTGGGCGTGTACTGCTGGATGCCCTTTTGCACCCCCCAGATTGGACCCATCTCGGCGTAGTTTCGGATCTCCAAGGGGTAGGTGTTGATCGAAGTGTTCGGGGCGAACTCGGCGTAGTGCAACTTCAAGATGTTCGACGGAGCCGCGTACTGCTGCACCCCGGGATAGACCAGGATAGAGGTCTGGTCCCACAGGCACATGGCCTTGCGGGCCACCTCACGGCACCCCTCGTTGATCCAGGCGATCAGATCGGAGTCCGAGTAGAAGTTGGCCGACGACTCGTTGAGCCGGGACCGCACGTCGGCCAGAGCCGTGGACATGAGCTCGGGCATCAGGTCGTCTCGTAGGTTCCGTAGACGTTGGTGTACGAGCCCGGTGCGTCGGTGCCCGTGACCGGCGAGGTGTAGGGGACGACGTACTCGCTCGGCGCCGTACCCTGGACGGGCAGGCTGTTCGGGTAGGTGTTCAGGAGCAGGGTGTTGGTGCCTCCGAGCAGGGAGGCGAACCCCATCTCCGATCCCGCTCCCGACACCAATCGCTTCACGCTCAACACCTGTTCGTCAACTGGGCTTATGCCGGAAATGTTAGCGGCCACGAAGGGCACGGTGATGGTCCATTGTCCTCCCGGCGCGGTGGTGGTGGTCCCGAAGTAGAGCTGGATGCGGACGAAGCACGTCTTTCCGTAGGTACGGAACCGGCCGAGGATCTGTCCGTCTCCGAGCGTGCCGTTCCACAACGGCGCGTAGTCGGACCACGGGGTCGTGTTGATGAAGGTCTGGAGCGTCGTCCAGTTGTCGTTCAGGTCCGCCGGCTTGTTGGAGCTCTTGTGCGGGAAGTGCAGGTACGACGAGATCGGCATCAGGTCGCGCTCTGCATGTTGGCTTCGGTGTAGCCCACCGAGAAGTCCCACAGGATGGGGGCCGGGTTCCCCCCCGTTCCGGTCGAGTTCACCTGGATCGTCACGTCCTGAGCGTCGTACAGCCCGAGGTCGAGGCGGAACACCTGCGGTTGGGTGGTGGAGTTGAACGTAGCCACAGACGGTACCGACGCATCCGACGATCCGTTTCGGCCGTAGGCAGCGAAAGAGATCGTCCCAACCCCCTGTCCCCTGACCACGATCTCGCGCAGGTTGATCGACTTCTCCCGTGTGACCGGGATCGGCCAGGACTGCCAGGCGTAGAAGGTCGCGGGGGCGGTCTGGTCGTAGCGGTAGAAGATCCCCAGGTTCCCGGCCAGGATCTGCTTGGGCATGGCCCACAGAGCCTTGCCGTCATAGGACACAGCGAAGAAGGAATAGGTCGGGGCGCTCGGGGAGTCGAGCCGCCACCAGCCGTTCGTGTGGATGTCGTAGACGTAATTGTTGGGAAAGAAGATCTGCTCGCCCATCTGGACGATGTTGAACCGCGGGCCGTAAGTCGGGAGGGGTGAACCCAGATGCGTCGGCTGGCCGGGGTCGAAGAAGTCGTCGTTCAGTTGGTGAGAGAACTTCGTCGAGGTCGATCCCCCGCCCCACGACCAGGCCCCGTTGTTGCCCGAGCAGTAGACGATGCCCATGGTCGTCTGTGCCGCCTGCTGGACCACGCCGAAGGTGGGCTGCACGCCGAACAAGCGGGTTACTGACGGGTTGTTCAAGTCCCCCGACACGATGTATCCCCCGCCGTGGTGACGAACGAGGAACAGCTCGCCTGACGAAACCGACCCCCAGGCTCCGTGTCCGTAGGGGTTCTCGGCCACGAACGTTTCACGCTGGCCGAATCCATTGATCCCGCCGGGAGGGTCGGAGAAGTTGAACCACTCGGCTCCCTGGTTGAAGTAGTAGTTCGTGCCGGGGTACCAGGAGTAGTTCGTGTTGTTGAGATACAGGATCCGGTTCTGGTGCGTGAGGCAGATGGACGGCTGGGGCGATGCTCCCGAAAGCGAGTAGAAAGCCGTAGCCGGTGCATAGGGGTCGGGATAGAGCCCGTTCACCGTGAGAGCCGAGCCGGTCCAGATCATCGTGTAGCCGAAGGCGTAGCAGGGTTGGGGCTGGATGGGAGTGTTCGCCCCGTCGAGGAAGATGGTCGTGAAATCCCCTGAGACATAGGAAACCCCGAGGTTTCCGGTTCCGGCCTGTGGGCCGGCGGTGTGAATAATGTTGAAAGTCGAGAGTGCGTCCTGCCAGCTCCACAAGACAAGAGTGACGTTTCCCGAGTTATCGATGGTCTGTTTCCCGAAGATGATCTCGTCTCCGCCCGTGGCGAAGTTCGGGATTCCTCCCCCGTAGACATTCCCCGAAGGGCCGAGAATCGCCATGGAGCATGGATAGGAGTCGGTCGTGTTGGTGTTGAGATTGACCGTCCTCGAGTTCCCCGGCAGCGGGGCAAGACCCCCTTGGGGAAGGGCGTAGCAGGCGTAGGTGCCCGATACCTGGGCGGCTGCTTGGGGGGGAGACAGATTCACCGGAGCAGGAGGGTTCCTGCCGATAGTCGTGGCCGAGATGATCCCCGGAGTGAAGTCTGAGATGTTGAGCCAGGTCAGCCCCCGAGGATCGTTCGGCACCTAGGCCCGCTTCCCGCCTCGCTTGGACCTGCGCTTACCACCCCGGTACCCGGAGAACGTGAGCGCGAGGTTGGCCTGACGCTTGGTCCGCGTCGAGGCATTCGGGTTGTGTGCCTCCTTGCGGGCGTACTCCTGGGTGGACATCCCTGCCTTCTCGGCCTTAGCCGAAAAGGCACCGGGACGCTTGACTGCTGACTGCATCCATTTGGAATCGCTTGCCATTGTCACCTCACAGGAAGATGAACTCGGTCACGGTGGCTGCCGTCGAACCAGCAGTCACGACGAAGGATGCCGGCGGGGTGCCGGGGAAGTTCACAAGACTGGGAGCCGTGAGATCGAGCGGGATGCCCGTGTCACCAGAAACCCCCTTGAGCGTAAGGGCCACGGCATTGGAGGAGTTGGGGGCGATGATGCAGCAGCTCGCCCACGACGGGACCGTTATCGTGTTCGCCCCCGAAGCAAGGGTGAGTGCTGTCGTCGCTGTGTTGCCGCTGGCGTTGGTGGCGATCGTGAACGGCCCGACCGTGTAGGAGCCAACGTTGAGTCCGGTCACGACTCCCTGGATATTGAGGCTCACGACCGCTTGCTCCTTCTCTTCGAGCTCCGCTTGCCGGATCGTCGCTGCTGCGAGTACGCAGCCGCCACGGCCTGCTTCTGGGGATGGCCGGCCTTCATCATCTCCGAGACGTTCTCAGAGAAGACCTTCTTGGAGGTTCCTTTGGCTAGAGGCATGGGATGTCATTCTCATCTAGATCGTCGGGGGGCGCCGAGCGTAGGAACTCGTACATCGGAAACTCCCGCTTGCACCATTTGCAAGTGGCTCTATCCATCCGGAATAGAGGGGTATTCATGTATTCGTCACCGGCATTATGAACCGCTACCGATCACTTCGATGATGACGAGGCCTCGAGCGCCGACGCCGCCGTTGCCACCAGCCCCCGTTCCTGCTGCTCCACCACCGCCACCACCACCGGGGGCGCCGGGATTGTAGAAGTGGAGCGTGTCCGCCCCGGCCGTGTTGTTGGCCACGCCCGAGAGCGTGATGGTGGTTCCGTTGATGGCCACCACCTGTGCGCCCTGGGCCAGATGGCCGGCCGCAGTGATGTCGGTCACGTACTGACCGACGACGATGCCGCTGGCATCGGTGACGGTGATGGTGTTGCTGTTGGCCGTCAGACTGGCCGAGGTGGAGAAATAGGCTGCCCCCCCTGCGCCACCCGCAGAGGTACCCGACCCCCCGGAGCTGCCTGCCGTTCCATTGCTCGTCGGGCTCCCGGCGTTGCCGCCCGATCCACCGTTCGTCGCTGTGGCTGGTCCGCCACCGCCACCCCCACCCGGTGAATACCCGACTGGATAGCCGCCGCCTGAGTTGCTGCCGCCACCGCTTCCTGCCGTGCCAGCCCCGGTTGCCGTCGAGGACGTGCCATACACGCCACCGCCTACCGAAGTGGTCGAAGATGCGCCCGATCCGATCCCTCCAGGGCCGCCCTTGGCGAATAGCGAGATGCCTGATGCCGTTACCGTTGTGCTCCCACCCGAAGTGCCATTGGTGCCAGCATTGCCCCCGGCATTCCCTCCCGTTCCTACGCTTCCCTCACCTCCAATAGTGACGTTCAGCGTTGTGTTGCTTCCCACCGCGACAACTTGACTGACTGAGTCTCCAGCAGCACCGGCCCCGGCCCCGGCCTGCAGCTGCGCCGCGGCCGCAGACCCCGCTCCTCCTCCGCCGCCGCCGCCCCCGATGCAGGTGATGCGAAGGAGCTGAGCCCGAGGAGGAATCGGCCAGGCGGCGTTCGAGTAGGTGAGCACGCTCACGGCCGACTGGAAGGGATACGGGATCGGCGACACGGCCGTTCCCCACGGTGTCGATCCCTGGGCGAAGAGGTTCATGCCCGAGAAGTCCGACAGGTCGGGCGGGGCACCGATGATCGAGGGCAGGATGCTCGACCCATTGGTGTTCCCGTGGGTGAAGTCCAGGTTCTGCACCGAGAAGTAGGCGGCGGTGTTGTAGCCCCCGACGTTGATCGAGGCGATGGTCCCGCCCGATGTTTGCGGGACGTTCGTGGTGACGACGGCGCCGGCTCCCGAGCCGTTCACGCTCACGATGAAACAGCCGTTCGGAACGCCGGCCCCGGTCACCGCCTGGCCGACGTCGGAGGAGCTCGCCGAGGCGTCCCCGGTGTAGGTGGAGGCGTTGTTGTTCCAGGTGACTGTTCTCGCCGTCTGCGTGGCGACGACCGCCTCGGTCCCGAGCGAGAGGAAGCGAATGTTGCGCATGTTGGCCGCGAGGGTCATCACGATGACGCCGCACTTGATGTTTCCCCGCAGGCCATCGAAGATCGAGTCGTAGAGGCCGGGGCCGAGCGGATTGGCGCTGTAGACGAGGTTGATCTTGGCCTGGCCTGGCACCCCGCCTTGGAGCCAGAGGTCTCGGACGACTGTGCGGGCCATCGACCCCTTGGACGAGCCGTTGATGATGAAGCTCAGCGCGTGCATGGACCCGTTGCCGTTGCCGTCGCCGTCGATGCAGCCGATGTACTGGTTGCGCTCGCACCAGTAGGCCACGTTGCTCTGGGTCCAGATCGACCCATTGGGCACGTAGCCCTGCACCCGCTCCCAGTGGGACCCGGTCACGTCCTCGAGGAGCCAGAACTGCGTTGTCGAGTTCGGCGCGTAGCAGTAGCCGCCCTTCACGTCGAACATGGCAGGGGCACCGGCAGCAAGGGTGGACTGGAGCGTGATCGGCGTCCCCGTGCCCGAATAGGTGAATACGGTGCCTGTCAGGTCGATGTGCGTCCAGATGTAGTTGGCGTTAGGGGTGAAGGAAATAACGATCTCTTGGCCCGATGCGATCTGGTAGGTGCCGGGGGGCGCTTTGAAGCCACCGCCGTGATTGAGGGCGTAGGTGAGCCATGCCGAGATGGCGGCGCTGGAGTCAGTGGCCCCCGTGGGGTCGGCGCCGAAGTTGGCGACGAGGTCGGCAGCCCACTGACCAGGGGCGGTTCCGATGGGCGCATAAGTGCCATTCTGTGCCAACTGCCAGTTCCCCGGTGTGCCGGAAGCCGTGCAGACCCAGATCCGGTTCTGGGAGTCGATGGCCAGCTGACCGTACTGCCAAGTACCCGAGGTCGGTGCTCCCGACGTCCCGGTCATGGGAAGCGACGTAGCGAACCCCGTGGAGGCAAGGGTGTGCTGATCGACGAGGATGGGGGTCTGGGCGTCCTGGCCGTAGGCACCGTTGGGGTTCGAGATCAGACCTGAGAGCTGGACGTGGTTAGCCATCGTCTTCCGACTCCTCGAAGAAGCTCACCGTCTGTCCCGTGAGTCCCGAGGCCACGACGTAGAGCGGACCCTTCCCCTTCATTGTGAACTTCGCGTTGGGCTCGATGATATGCCCTGTGGTGCTGTCCACCTTGGCATCGACCCCGACATAGACACGCGAGGTCCCGATGTTTCGGATCTCGGCCCGAAGGCGGAAAGGGTTGGCCGGCAGTACCAGATCAGGTTCCGACTTGGCGATCACCTGTCCGGTCCTCGACGCTTCCATCACCGCTTCCAGTCCTCGGTGGTGATCATGGTCTCCTTCATGTGACCGCAGCGGATACGGGGGTCCATGATCGTCTCGACCCCCATCTCCTTGCATCGACCGAAGAACCACACGTCCTCGCCCCCGGTCGGGTACATGGCCTGGTGCCAGGCCCGGTCCCCGTACTTCTCGGCCATGTCCTTGTAGACCTGGGTGCGGACGAGGAGACATCCCATTCCCGTCCCTTCGACGGTCTGCACCTTCTCGATGTCGAAGTCGGGAACATTCTGGAAGGGATCGAGCGTGTAGACGACGGGGATGTGGGGCGGGTCCTTGCGGTGATAGAGCCCCGAGGCGATGTCGGTGTCGTGCTCGAGTAGACGTTCGATGGCGTCGTTCGGAGCCACGATGTCACCGTCCAGCCAGAAGATGTGCGTGGGCTCGGATTCGTGCTCCAACACGTTCTCGACGCACTGGTTTCGGGCGAAGTCCACCATGGCGTTCTGGCAGTAGGTGAGTCCCGAGAGAACTCCTGCCGCTGCCGACTTCTGCATGAGGACAGCCATGTGGATGGCCGCCGGCACGGGCATCTGTCCGTAGATCGGAAGCGCCATGACGACTCTGTGTTCAGTCATTGGAGAAACCTCGGCTGTACCATAACGAGCATCAAGATTGCGAGATCGTTATTTGGAGCTGTATGGACACAGCCGTCGTCTTGTTGAACGTGCCAAAAGCAGGGGAGTCACCCGACGTGTTGTGGTCGAGCATTATGGACGTGCCATTCACGGTTCCGTTGAAAATGCCGAACTCAGCCCACACAAAGTTGGCGACACCCGTCCCCCACGTCGCGGTGACAACCGCCGTCGCTGCTCCGGTACCCGTCGATGCCGTCATGGCGTAGGTGGCGATGGAGATGATCGACGGAGCGGTAGAGGTCGCCAGCTGGAAGTCGGTGTTGGCCGATGCCGTTGTACCGACCCCGACGCCGAGGCTGTTCATCGGAGCCGGGTAGGTGAACGGGGTAGTGGTGTAGAGGCCGCTCACGTTCTGTCCGAACAGCTGGCCCAGGATCACCGACTTGCCGTTGTCCACGATGCGGTTCGAGAACTCGAAGCCGTCCACGCACAGCCCGTCCGTGGCCCGGTAGACGAGGCCAAGTCCTTGACAAGTGAGCGATCCCTTCGACGGGAGGTACAGCCCGGCGTCGTCCAGGTGGAAAGACTCGGGGCAGTCGAGGAGCTGTTCGGGGTTCACGCCTGGTCCTTGAGCGCGGCCAGGGTGGCTTCCAAGTGGTCGATGTGACGCTGGCGGTCGAAGGCCACGGCTTCGTCCTCGGTGGTCGGCTGGAGCTCGGCGTAGCCGCACTCGAGCTGGCGGATCTGGCTGCCATCCTCGGCGGTGAGGACCTTCCAGGTATCGCACTGGAAGATGGCCTGGTCGCCTTCGTGGCCTACCTTCACCAGCTTGTGGTCGTGGTCGAGCACCGAGGGCCCGAGGATGACGCTCACGCTGCTCACAGGGACAATCCTCTCATGCGTTGCTCCACGACACGGTGACCTTCCCCGGACCACCCGATCCCCCGGTCTCGGCCGATGTGAGCGAGTTCCCCGCCCCACCACCACCTGCTCCCGGTGTGCCGCCTGTGCCTCCAGCACCGCCGAGGAGCGCCCCGCCGGCTCCGCCCGTAGCCCCGCCTCCGGCCCCGGCCGTCCCGCCTGTAGACGAGCTGGCGTTCCCGCCTGTGCCCGTCGAGCCGGCGGATCCTGCTCCACCTCCGCCTGCGGCCGACAGTGACCCCGCGGCGCCGTTCCCGCCGTTGTGGGTGGTGATGTTCCCGACGTTGGTGTTGGGGGCCGTCCCAGCCACCGTGCCGACTGCCGCTGGCCCCCCCCTTGCGATGGGGGTGGCTCCGACCTCGGTGTTGGTGGTATTGAACCAGGAGTCCCCACCTGAGGTCCCGTTGTCGCCGGAAGCCCCGACTCCTGCCGCCCCGACATTGACGGTGTAAGTACCGGCTCCCAGAGTGGTGGAGGACGAGCCGTACCCCGCTCCTGCTCCGCCGCCACCCGAAGACGTGGCCCCCGATGCCGTTCCCGCTCCCGACCCTCCTCCGCCCTGCGAAGCGATGGTGAGCGTGGCGGCGGGGAAAGCGACCTGGTAGTTCCCTGCCGTGGCCCAGGTAACGGTGCGGGTCCAGGCTTCGGTCGGAGTGGAGATGGTGTCCGAGAGTCCGATGATCTGCATGAGCACCGCTTCCGATGGTGTGGAGTTGGTGTCCGATCCCGTGACTGTGAACGTCGAGAGGAAGACTTCGGTCGGGGTCGAGTTCGTGTCCTGGGGAGAGATGCTGAGTGTCCACGATTCGGAAGGGTTGGTGGTCGGGGTCGAACCACCGCCGGTCTTCACCGACGCCGGCTGACGGGTGTAGATGCGGGTGTATCCCGCTCCCGGTGTAGCCATCAGCTGGCCACGTCGATCGCCTCGATGGTCCCCGTTGCTCCAGCGGAGAGCACGCAGTACCAGTTCACCTGCTCGGTCGTGGCCAGGGTGATGGACTCTCCGAGCTCCAACGACCAGGCGTTGCCGCCCGAGTTGGTGATGGTGGAGAGATTGGAGATGAAGGCTCGTGAGTTGTTCGTCCCGTCAGCCCGGTACTTGATGGCGACGGTCTTGCGCCCGGAGAGCTGGTTGGTGTCCACCTGTCTCGCTGCTGTTCCGGTGACCGGAGTCGTCCTCACGTAGACCTGATTGAGCGCAGCCAGGAACGACTCAGGGGGGTTGAGCTTTAGGATCGTCTGGATGCGAAGATATGTCTGATTCGACCCGGAGTTGTTGCTGAATCGGATGCGAACGAATCGGGCTTTGGAGGGCAGGTACTCGAACAGCGGTTCCAGAGCGACAACCGGCAAAGTGTCCGTTTGATCGACGGTCAATGCGTCGGCCGAGTAGTCGCAGTAGAGCAGTCCGTTCTTGTCGGTGTTCACCAGCACCGTAAAACCGGAATAGGGAAGAGCGTCGATCCACGGGCTCCCGGTGAACGACTGACCAGAGTTGAGCGGGACGAAGGTGGAGTTCCCCTCGTCGATCCGGTTCTGGGGGATGGAGAGGATGCCGCCGTTCCACGACGACGACTTGAGCGTGAGGGAAGTCGCCCCCGAAGTCTTCGTGACCTCAGCCCGCATGGGATTCGAGAAGATCTGGATCGAAGCAGAGGTGGAGGAGTTCGGGAACTTGATCTGATGCATGAGGCACCAGATCCCATCCGGCGACAGAACCTCGAAGTTGATGATGGCGTTCCCGAGGAGTCCGTAGCGGATCCGGTAGACGTCTCCCTTGGTGAAGTCGAGTGCTTCGACCGCCCCATTTCGGGTGTAGGCCGAGGTGAGGTTCCCGTTCCAGTTGGCCTGGGCGATCTGGGTGTCCACCCCGGCAGAGCGTCTGGCCACCACGAACGTCGCTCCGGCGAATCCCAGGTAGAAGCCGTTGTTCACGTCGTAGGCGCCCATGTACTGACTGCATCCGGCTACTCCGGTGGTGAAGGTGGCGGTGAATACCGCTCTGCCTTCGTGGCCGGGCCGATAGCGGATCACGGCGAAGGTCTGCATGGAAGCAGCGCCGTTGGTCGCTGTGCCCGAAGAAAGCACCGCCTGGGCGTTCGAGTTCGTGACCGTGCCGCCGTTGGCCGTCGAGATGGCGATCAGACTGGTGGAGATGGTGGTGGAGAAGTCGGTCGAGATGTCATCACGCAACGGCTCGGAGAACTGCGATCCGAAGATGGTCTTGTCGGGGCCGTTGTAGATCGAGACCTCGGCCGGGCCTCCGGTCTGCGGGGGGGCGGGGATGACGGAGTTATTCGCCATCACTGGTGCCCTATGAGCACGTCCACCCGAACCGAACCGTTGGACACGGCGTAGATGACGTCGTTGCCCCAGACGTTCAGGTTGATGACGTTGCCGGCCTCGAGCTCGTAGCCGACGTTCTGTCCCGACGTCGCTACCGACGCCCCACCCAACCACACCGAGTAGGCGGGGTCCTGGTTCTTGGCTATGACCGGGATTGGGTCTGCGTAACTACCGGCGTTGACCGAGTTCCACAGCGCCGCTGCGGTGCTCGTCACGCTCACCTGGGAACCGACGAACACTCAAACCCCCACCTCTGACAGCGACTTGGAAAGGGCGATCCGCCACCCGATCAAGGAGAGGAGGAACGACTTCTCCTCCTCTAGCTGCGTCCGCTCGCCCTTCAGCTTGATGATCTCGGTCGAGATGTGAAGCGCCTGGAACGACGCGGAGTTGCGGCGGTCGGTAACCGACGTGTGCTCGGAGCGCACGTAGGCTTCCGTCTTCTCCTTGTGCTCGTCGATCTCGATGTTGGCGATCTCCAAAGCCAGATTGGCCAACCGTGTTTGCACGAAGGCCAGGCGCTCGATGAGCGTCGGGATCTCCTGGGTGACGTACCCCTTGAAATCAGCCAACGCTCGCCTGCGGCCCCACGCCGATGGGGGTGGGCTGGGCGACCGGAGGAGTCACGACCGGGGGCTGGGGGGCAGGCGTGCCGGCCGTTCCCAGGTTGGCCCCGGCGTAGACCCCACCGCCGATTGCAACACCCACGATCACTGTGAAGGCGTCATTGCCAGTGATGGTGCCGATGGCTGCCAATGTGCAAACTGCCGCGAGCACCCCGAGGGCGAGGACCATGTGCCCGATGGCGGTCCAGTTCACGGCGCCACCAGGAGCGTCCAGCCGGGGTTGGCCTGGGCGATGGCTTCGGTGAGGTCGATCACCGAGTCCTGCTTGGGGTCGGCTTCAAGGGTGATCTTCAGCAGATGCCCCTGGGGGGTGCTCCCGCCGGCACCGACAGCCAGGATGACGGGCTCGCCGTTCGGTCCCTTCTCGCTCAGTTCGATCACGGAGTCCTCCACGTAGTTCGGGGCCGGCGCCGGCCAGGACGAGATGTCGTAGGAACCCGATCCCCCCTGGGCATACTGGCAGGCGTCTGCCCCCGGCGGTGGGATGGGGTTGTTGTCGGCGGTGGCGATCCAGTACCTCGGAGGAGCCACGTTCGCCTGGGTGAAGGCTTCGATGACGAGCGGCCAGGTGGATCGGTTGCAGTAGACCCACGACTCCACCTCTCCGAGCGAACGCATCCTCTCCACCCAGGGAGGGGCTTGTTCGGGGGTGGCGTCCCCCGTCTCCACGTCGAGCACCAGGGCGAAGGATCCGGGTGATGTGGCGATGGAGACGTGCAGCGCGTCGGGGAACATCTGGCACATCTGCTGGAAGTTGGGCCAGCGTCCATCCACGTACCCCGCCACCGCCTTGGCATCCCGAGGGATAGCCGAGACGGCGATGGAGTCGTACATCGTCAGGTAAGCCACGGCAACCACCAGACCCAGACCGTCGCCCCTCGCCAAGCGACGGTCATGGGGACTAGACCTCGAGTGTGACCGGGTTGTCCACCGGGGGTTCGGACACTGGCACCGAAACGGCTTGACCCGGCGTGTCCTCGGGGATGGTGTCGGTCGTGTCGGGGTTGGCGATCCTCGCCTCGAACAGCCGCTTCAGCTCCTCCAGCTGCCGCTGCTGCTGAGCGATCTGCGCCCGCAAGGCGTCGGGGGAGTCGAGGTCAGATGGCAGGATGAGCTGGCGGTCGCCTTCCCAGTCGTCGATCACCGTCGAGATGGGCTCGCCGTCCGTTGTGGTCACCCGGACCTTGGGGGCAATCTCGGGCACCGAGACAGAGAGCACCTCGCCGCGCTCCATCTTGGCCTCCACGATCCGGGCCGAGCAGCCGTAAAGCACGTCGAGGCGCTTGCGCTCCCACTCCCGCGAGGGGATGCGGAGCAGCTGACCGCCTTCGAGTTTCACCACCTGCTCCTGGCCACCCGAACGTGGATCTCCGAGCTCCTTGCAGGCAAGGGGAAAGGGGATGGTGGTCGATGTCCCCGGAGCGATGACGTACTCGTGACCGTCCCAGCGCCAACGCAGGACGATGGAGTCGTCGTTGTGGACGATGACCGAGTGGTGCTCGAGGAGGATCATGCCTTGTTGACCCAGATGGTGAGCGTGTTGCCCGAGGCAGTGGTGGCAAGGGCCACGCCGATGGTGGCCTGCACCGCGGCGTTCGTGATCCCGGCCACACAGCCGTCCGTGGCGCCGTCCTGCTGGACCGGCACCCCCGCGGTCGTTCCGGTCGCCCCGGCGGTCACGGTGGCGAAACCGCCGGTCTGGACCCGGCCCACCGATCCCGGCGTGATGGTGTCCATGGCCACGCCGATGACGTACGCCTGGGTGGAGGTGTGAAGCGAGGGCTTCACCCCACCGGGATTGGCGTTGTCCGCGATGACGAGCAGCCCCGCGGTGATGGTCGCGTTCGTGGTGGTGTTCTTCGCCACGTAGTACTCGACACCATCGACGGTGGACAGCCCGAAGGCTGCGGTGGGGTTGGTGATGAGGGTGGAAGGCATCTGAGTCCTCTCAGGTGATGTTCGTCATCTGGAAGCTGGTCTGGACGTTGTTGAAGCAGAGGTCGCCGGTCCAGAAGATCTTCGACACCATGGCGTCCTGGTTGACCGGCGTCTGGAAGTCCTCCAGCTTGAAGTCCACGCCCTGGGCGACCACCAGATAGGCGTAGTTCTCGTTGATCCCGAACAGCCGGTGTGCCGAGCCGTTGAGAGGGACGTGGGAGTCCACCACGATGGGGATGCCGTTGAACAGGGCGTTGGTCCACCCACCCTGGGCCAGCACCTCGTCGTAGCCGGCCGGGCCGCGCTCGAAGTAGGTCGTGGAGGTGAAGTTCCCCAGGTACACGTTGTAGACGTGCTGGTCGGTGATGAGGATCGTCGGGTGCCGTCCACCGAAGGTGGCGTTGCCGAAGTTCGTCTGGAGGTTGGCGAACGAAGGCGTCGTGGACGACGAGTCGTACTGGGCGTTCCAGAACGAGTTGGAGGCTCGGGTGAGCCCGCCGTAGGTGGCAGCCACCGTGCCGTTGTCGATGGCGGCGAGGAGCGAGTCGGGCTGGTTGGAGATGACCGACGTGGCCCACAGCGCCGAACCGATGACCTCAGCCAGTTCCATCTCCGCCTGGGCGAAGTAGAAGGAGAGGAAATTGGCGATGGCTTCCGGCGAATCCACCTTGATGAGCGTGAGACCGTCCACGGTAACAGGCACATACGCCTGCTTCCAGTCGAACGCCGCGTTCTTCACGGTGTCGGACGGGGAGATGTTGAGCGCGTCGTAGCCCTGGTACCACCCGCCGGCTGCGAACCGGGCGTACATGACCGGGAGCTCGATCTGGTAGCCGCCCTGGACGACCTTCTTCCCCATGCGGTTCAGGCGGAAGAACAGGGGATTCGAGTTGTAGATGTTGTCGGCGATGTCCTTCAGGATGAACCGTCTGGAAATCGACGTGACAACATTGGTACCCACAGGCACGGCCATGGCCTACTGCTCCTTACGAGTTCTGACCCTTGAGCGAGTTGGCAAGCTCGGTGATCATGGCCTGCTTTCGCTGCTCGGGGGTCATGGTTGACGGATCGGGTTCACTGCGAGGTGTCGCGCCCGACCCACCGGCCAGGGCATTCAGGTTCTGCTTGCGCTTCGTGTCATCGGGTGCCGGAGCGATGAACTTCGTCCGGTAGTTGGGATCGGCCAGCGCCGCAAGCTCCAACGCTTCGACGGTGGCCGATTTGAAATCTCCACCGCGACTCTGGGCCAGGCGGTTCAGGTCGATCATCTGCGCGGCGCGCATGTCGATGACAGCTAGTTCGTCAGGAGAGATGTTGTGCTTCTTGGCGAACTCGTCCTTGCCCGAGGCGATTGCCTGGTAGGCCATCTGTGCCTGGGCCTGGGACTGCGAACGCTTCCACTCCTGGACTTCTGCCTTGGTGGACTGGAGTGCCGACCACAGCGCCTTGACGGTGGGGTCCTCCAGGTCGAGCTCCGGCGGGGGGAGATCGGCCGGGATCTCCACCTGTGGCTCCCGAGCCGGGGAGGGAGTCAGGCGCGGGGCGCGCTGGCTGACCACCTCGGTGATCGCTCGGGCGATCTCCGGATCGGTCTGGAACGCCTGGTCGATCTGGGCGAGCTGCTGGAGCCGCTCCAGGGTGACCTGGGAACCGTTCGGCAGTGTGACGAGTTCCCCCGCCGCGGGAATCTCTGGCTCGGGTGTCGGCTCTGGCTCGACCGGGGCGGGGGGTTCCTCCGGAGTTGGATCCGAAGGAACTTCTTCGATCGGGTTCAGCGGCTCGGGCTCGCCACCGAAGGCTTCCTCGAGCTGCTTCTGGACATCTGCGGGTTCGGTGAAGCTCACAGTCCGTTCCTGTTCCCGAGCATGGCGCGCATCTCATTGGCGTTGGGTACCGGAGAGCGGGGGAAGATCCCCTGACCGGGAGCGTTCGGCATCCCCGGCGGGGGTTGAGGGGACTGGCCCATGGGCTGTCCCATCGGAGAAGCACCCGGAGGGGAGGACGGGCCTCCCGCTCCGGGCTGCTGACCGGAACCGCGGATCACACCCAAGACCACCTGATGAAGCTGGCTGAGAACAGGGAGCATCGGGCCGGCATCGGGTGCCGTCTGTGCTTCCACGATGTACCTCAACGCCTCAGCGAGTGAGTCTCGGACGGATTTCGCGGCGGCCTGGGCCATTTAGGGCTTCAGGTCCTGGACCTTCGACGCCTGCCCGCCTTCCTTCACGTAGGGGTCGTTCCCGAGGTAACCCGAGGTCTGCCCCTGACGGATGATGGAGACGTTGCCTCCCCGGCGTGCGGCGGTGGCGTTCGAGCTGGAGACACCTTCGTTGGCCATGTTGCTTCTCCTTGGTAGCGGTGAGGCTTTCGCCTCTGTGGGGGCTCAGCCCCGCTTGCTGTGACGACCCTTGCGACGTGCCATTTCAGGATCACCTCCTCCGGATTGAAGGGAGATCAACCGACGTGTTACACGCCGTTGACTCGCATGTGTATGCGATCTATCGACCGTGGACCCCCACCGACGGAACGTTCTTCGGGAGCGCGTAGCCGTTTCGCCGGCCCATGTTGTCGCACTCGAACTGCGGGTCCACGTCGAGCCCGAAGTCTCGGGAGTACTCCGACATGGATTTCGGGCCGGTGACCTGACCGATGATGCGCGGCTGGTCGAGGTCCCCGTCGTCCTGCTCTGGTGTCGATCCGTATGGCATCGCGGATCAGCGTATAGCAGAGGGCACCCGTTGTGGGGGAATCCTCACCGTATGACACGATCGTGTCATCTACGGCTTGGGGGAACGGCGAGTCCTGGCTCGGGAATCGGGGTTCTCCAACTGCGCCTGAGCGGCTGCCGCCTCGGCCTGTTGCATTCGCTGGTCGATGGCCTGCCAGTGGGGGAAACGCACCGATTCGAGGAGAGCCTTGCGGTCGATGGCCTTCAGCACGAACAGGTTCTGCGCCTCGGTGGCTCGGGCTTGTCTCGACGTCGGGACGTCGGAGCCGGCGTTCACGATGAGGCTGTACTTGAACGGAGCGTACTCGTTGTTCACGGCGTCGATGAAGTGCCGTGCTCTGAGCGTCACCGCCGACTGCTCGCCTTCCTGACCGATGATCGACACCGTTCTCGGGGTGGTGAAGTTCTCGATGACGAGCTGCACCAGGATCTCAGACAGCCTCCGAAGGGTGCGTTCCATGTTCCTGAGTCCTGACCGGACTCGGACGAAGCCCGACTCCTGGACGTTCGACACCACCGCTTCGGGGGTTCTCGCCGCAGGCGGCTTTCCCTTGGAAGTGGTCGAGAGTCCCGAGATGTTCTCCATGCGCTCGATGTAGAAGCGGATGAGTCCCATGACATCGGAGGACATGGGGGGAGGGCTCAGCCACTGCGGAGGGGCTTGTCCCCCTCGGGTGTTGGTCTTGAGGCGCTGGCCGGGGCGGTTGATCAGCAGTGTCTGGCTGATGCCACTCTGGTCAGGTTCCAAGAAGATCGGGTTTCCGGTGAGCTCGGCTGATTGCTGAAGCGCGGCGAGAAGTCGGTTGATGGCGATCTGGCAAGGAGCCAGGTGGGTGACAAGGGGGGTAGGCCAGAACTCTCCGGTGTCCTCGAAGACGAATCGTCCATAGGGATGTGTCGCCCCCTCCCACAGATCGGACGCCCAGGCGTCCATGAGGATGGTGTTGCACGACCAGATGACCACCCGCCAGTCCTCGGCCATGACGGTGATCTTCGGAGCCTCTCCCTCGCCGTCAAAATCCGGATCGGGAATCTCGGTCTCCCGGTTCTCGCGCATCCAACACTCGAAGACGAGGATGCCTTCGGGGCGCGGGGCCTTGATGCGAGACTGGCCGGGGAGTCCCATGGACGGCGATCCGCCCTGGTATCCCGAGGAGAACGACATCGGGTACTGCGATCCCGACTTCTCGGTGTTCGACGGCCGGGATTCCGAATCGAGATCGCCTTCCGAGTAGAACGTGAGGTCGTCGAGAAGACGTTGTGCCCGGTCGGGGAACTTGCGCTCGATGGTGTCGAAGGCGAGGCGTCTGACTTCGATGTAGTACTGGCCGTCGTACTCGTTTCTGGCCATGGGATCGGGATAGAAGTTCCACGGATCCACGTCCACCAGATCGACGTTCCCGAGTCCGTTGTCGAGTGCCTGGTCCCACACCGCTTTCAGGATGCCGGCCCCGTACAGTCCCGCGTCCCACATCGAACGCGTGACCTTCATCTGCCAGTTGAGCACCTTCCAGTTGGACTCGAGGATCGCTTCCAGATCGTCGGCCAGCTGCGACAGGTACTCGTACCACGGGGTGTTCGGCTGCGTGGCCGCGTTCACCGTGTAGGCGACCGACTGATCGGTCATCCACCCGATCAGGTTGGCCATGATGGGCATGATCTCCGAATCGGACGGACTCGGCATCCAGGCCATGCGGAAGTCGGACCACATCTGGTTGTTGAGAAGCAAAAAGTTCCTGCGCCAGCGCGAGAGCAGATTGGCCTTCGCCTTACGGGCCGTCTGGTAGAGCTGCTTGCACTTGGCGAGAGTCGCCAGCGAATCGGTGGAGAGCAGATCCTGGTCGGTGTCGGTGGGGGGATATTCGGTGACGCTCATGCGTCCTCACTCACCCCGAACTGCTGACGCATCTCCCCGACGTCGGCCATGACGTAGCGGTGCTCCGTTCCGGTCTTCTCCGAGTGCTCGTCGGAAGCTCGCGACAGTTCGTCCCGCAAATGTCGTTCGTTACTAACGTACTTTCCGACAGAGCCGTTCCAGTGCTCTTTCACCCCGAGCCCGAAGGTGAACGAGTAGTTCCGCTTCACCTGGGGGTGGCCGATGGGGCACTCGCTCACCGTTCGGGTGTCCGCGTGGAACAGCACCCGGCACTTCTCGCAGCGGTACTGGTAGGTCGGCATTTGGCCGAATCCTAGTCGGGGAACGCCTCGTATCCAGGGACACCCATGAGGTCGCTGGGCTGGTGCGGAGCGAGGGGCTTCCACGCCTTGTCCGACTCGTAGGTACCCGGTGGGCCGGTGGTGATGGCGCAGATGACGGCCTGGCAGATGGCCATCACGGCGTCGTCATGTCCATCTCGCGAGGAGTTCCCCATCGACCCGGTCTCGGCGTTCAGCACCACGTAGTCGAGCATCTGGTCGAAGGTCTCCTGGTCGTGCAGGAGAAGCGAATGATCGGTGAGGAGCCGGATCGTGGTGCCGATCATCCACTGCTTGCGGTTGTAGTTGGTGGACCAGCCGTAGGTGTTCGCCAGTTGACCCTGGTGCTTGTCGGCCCGGCGGTGCTGCCAGATGTGGGGGTAGTTCTGATCGAGCAGGACTCCGATGGTGGCCTGTCCCCCGCCTTCGACTTCGACCGACACCTCGGCGTCGTTGTAGTAGCGGCCGATCCGGATGATGTGATGGGCGAGCGTCACCGGATCGGTGACGCCGTGCCACACCGCCACCTGCTCGAAGGTGGCCCGGTTGATGACCTGGATGCAGCTCGGGTCCCCGATGGTGGATCGAGAAGGGTCGGCAGCGACGAAGTACCCCCGCCACGACTTGTCGGCAAAGGGCTTCTTGTAGACGCGAAGTTCCCCAAGCGGGTTGTTCACGAACTCGTATCGACCGCCCTTGGACGAAATGTATCCGCGCGCACAGGGGGAGTCCCGGAAACAGGCGTAGAGAGCCTGCGGGGGGAAGACGGGCCGTCCGGTGGTGAGAAACGATTCCTCGGGGGTGGCCGGGTATTCCTGCTTGAACTCGTCCTCCGAGCCGTTCGTGAGGTTCGGGATGGCCCACCTGCGCCACTCGATGCACTCGAGCGGAACTTTCAGCTCCTCGTACAGCCAGGTCTCGTACTCGTCCAGGTCTCGCTTGGTGATGGTGACGAACGAAGCCCGGTACTCGGGGTGCATGAACCAGGGAAAGAACAGCGGAGCGAAGTCCGACTCCCCCTGTTCCGCCAGTTGCCACTGGCGCCAGAAGTAGTTCCCGACCCCGTTGGCCGTTGACTCCATGACGATGATGGTGCCGTGCTTGTTGGGGATGGTCTGGCGCAGACCTGTCATGAGGGTCTCCGGGTCTTCCCAGAAGGCAACTTCGCTGGCATGAAGGGCATGGATCGTGCGGCCTCGACCAGACTTCACGTTCTTGGCCGTGGCGATCCGGATGGAGGAGTTGGTCTCCTTCCACGTCAGCCGGCGCTGGGTCTGGTGTCGGAGCGTGTAGGCCACGTTCATGGGCCAGTGTTCCCACGCCAGCGCCGTCTTCTCGAACAGCGACTGGGTGGTCTCCGTGTCATGCGCGATGATCATCCCCTGAGCACCGGGCAAGAGGAACGCCCAGTTGAACAGCGTCGCCGCGGTCGCCGTGCTCATGCCGAGCTGGCGCGCTTTCAGCGCGATGATCCGTACCGGCTTCTCCTCATTGTACTGCCGGATGACCTCGCGCACCATCCCCTTCTGCGCCCAGGCGAACTCCTCGTCGAGATCCAGCCGGCCGACGTCCATGTCCTTCTTCTGGATGGCGATGAGCTTCATCATGCGCTCGAGGTGGTCGAGCCGCTCGGGTCTAATCGAGTTCAGGTTCGTCATCGACAGCGATGTCCTCACCGCTCAACACTTTGCCGATGTAGGACTGAAGATCCTGGAACGCTTTCGGGGATTCTCCCTTGTAGGAGCGCATGACGTGGTTGAAGATCGTGGCCACCAGACGAAGCTGATTGGCTTGAGTCCCCGAGCGGAGGATCTCCTTGCCCTTCTCGATCGCCATCCAGGCAAGGGAGAGGGCGGCTTCGGGGAGCGCCTGGGACTCGTCTTGGATGCCGAGTGCCCACAGGTCGTCCTCGGGGATGCCACTTGCTCTTGCAAGCAGGGGAATCTGGACGCCCTCCTTGATCAGCCCGACGACCAGCTCCTCTACTTCCACCGCGTGATGACCTCTCTGCGTTCCAAGGGCCGGATGTTGTCGGGCACCGGGTCGAAGTGGTCGAGGTTGGTGTTGGCGATGAAGATGGCTTGGAGGAGCAGCTCCCGGATGAACTCTGAGAGGGTCTTCCCCTTCTTCGCCGCCAAGGTCCTCCCCTCCTCGTAGAGCTCCTTGGACATGCGGAAGTTATAGATCGGGGTCGCCATCGACTCTCCTCACGTCCATCTGCACCATCATTTCCGCCGCATCAGCGAGCGACAGGGCCTGCCACTTGTCCTGAGGGGGGATGCGGATGAGCATGTCCACCCCGCCGATGTTGTTGACCTTGGCCCCGCGGAACTCGGCCTGGAACGACGCCTTCTCGAAGGTGGAAGCCACGGCGACCGCGCTTCTGACCGACATCCGGTCCCGGAGGATCTTCACCGCCTCGACGGCTTTGGCGTCGTAGGTCAGCTGAGCGTCGGGGGGCTGTGGGTCTCGATGACCGCCTCCTCCACCGTTCTCCGCGCCTGGCTCTCGGTCCCCCACGACCCCATGGCGAACATCTGCTCCTCCTCCAAGGCGGTCTCCGGGTCCCAGTTGTCCCACGCCGGCTGGAGGTTTCGGTCGTCTTCCTGAGTTGATGGCTCGCTTGTCGATCGCGGCGTTGTCGCGAAGAAGCTCGAGCACAGGGTCTGAACGAGGTTGAGGGTCTCGCGGGACCGGGATCGGTCCTGCTCCTGCCACTTCGTCGTCAGCGAGTCCGAACCCCGCAGGATCCAGCGCACCAGGATCATCACGCAGCCCAGCAAGGCCGAGCTCAGGACCGCTAGGCAGATCACCGCTACCGTCATCGAACCCCCAGTCGGTCATGTTTCACCGCCAAGTTCCCCGTGGAACTTGAAGACCTCGAGCACGTCTAAGGCGACCTGCCGGTCCACGATCAACTGCGCCCCCGCTGGAGTGCGAACAGCCTGCTCGGCCCATTTCCGCAGCCTGGCCTGGGCGTTCTCCCCCAACCGCTTCTGAACCCGATCCCGAGTCTCAGCCCGCTGGGGTCCCTTGTACGACACCCCCCCATTCTTAGTACCTACAGGTGGTCGAAATCCAGCATCCCCCCCCATTTTTGTCCCCACACCTGGTCTGGATCCGAAATCCCGGTTGGAAAGTCCGCCATTCTCCGTGGTGGCCCGGCCGCCGAGGGGCATCCTGGAATGCCAGCCGTGTCGTTCGGGCTCGAGGACCGGGAACCCCAAGGGTCTGGCCGGGGCGGGGGGAGTCTCTTGAGCTGAGCTCGGAGACAGGCAGCAAGGGATGGTGACCGGACGCGAGGCTCCGTCTGTAGTGCGTTCTCAGGCAGTCAAAAACGGCCCTGTGTGGGGAGGAAGGAGCCGCCGGCGACCCAGGACTTTCGCTGAGGCTGAGCTCGAAGGGCTTGACCTGTGGCAAGTCTGTAGGTACAGTGGTCTCAGCCCCCCGATGACGGAATCGGGAGGGATGAGCGAAGGGAAGTCAAGATGAACGCACAAACGGTGTTCGGTCGCTACGGCGTCGACGTGATCAGGCCCGAATCGTGGGAACCGACAGACGCCAACATCTCAGCAGCAAGCGAGATCCTCGACGAGCTGTGGGACAAGGCCCTTGGGGCCTTCGAGAACCTGCTCCGCGAGCGGCTGCCCGGCTGGAGCGTCTGCTCTTTCGAACTCTAAATAAGACTCTCAACCGCCCCGACTGGCGACGGCCGTTCGATTCGGCCACGGGGCACGAACCTGGCGACGGGCCAGGCGTAGCGAAGGGAAAGAGCAGATGGGACTACTTGACGGATTCTGGGAAGCGATCGACGCTCAATGCGAGGAGATTCGAGCAGCAACAACGGTTGATGAGCTACTCGCAGCGTGCCCCTCGGTGCCTGGCCTGAGCGTCGGCGACGGCTTCTTTGAGGGTTCTGGCGGCGATGTCCAGGTGATTGACTGTCTGGTCAATGGCTGGACGTTCCCGACGATCAAAGCCTCCTACTACTGGGTGGCACAAGACCGCAACGGCGACATGGTGACCTACGTGGAAGGAGACTTGTACCGTGGCAACACGATTCGATGAGGCGACAGAGCAGCTGAAACAGGCGGAGCGAGACTCCCGAGAGATCGAGAACCAGTGCCGCCACCTTGAGTCGATGTTCAACGACTTAGACCGTGCGGTTGACATCATGCAGGACCGCCTACAAGCTGTGCTCAGCCCTGCCGATACGTCGGCGGTTCCTGACCTAGCCGAGCCCCGTGCTCCCATGTCCGAGCTTGCCACCTGGATAGCGAAGACCGCCGACGAGATCGACAGAGTGGGTCGCAAGCTTTCCCGCATCACGCAGCGGCTAGAACTGTGATCTCCCCCACCTGAGCCCTTCGCGGGTGGGTGAGGATGCCTAGAGCCGTCTAGGCAGCGAGAGAGCGCCCTACGGGGCGCTTTTTCGCGTATGTACACAGCACACGGCCGAACGGTCTACGCTACGCCAATGCCAAAGCTCGACATCCAGCCCATTCCTGCACCACACCACAAGCTGCCACGGGCGAGACAGCCCAAACGACCGCCTGTTGAGTGGGAGACGATCCTAGAGCCCGTGCGTGAAGCACAAGGGAATGAGTTTCGCATCGTGCTCGCAGAGGATGAGGCTCGGGCCGAACGC